GGCCCCACTGTAACCCGTTCGGGTTACATATGTTTGCGTCTTGCGACGCAAGGTGAAGGCAACTGCGAGGGGCTTACCCCGATAAGAAGATTTCTCTTCTACAGGGGGGGCACCGCGCAGAAGCCCATACATCTCTGCTGTTTCACGGCAGAGTTCATCATCAAACGGTTCTTTATCAAGAACTGCCCGATGACTGAGTTCAACCCACGACCAACACTGAAGATGTTTATCAAATTCAGCGTAAGGGGTGTGTCGAAACTCAGAAATGTCACAATCAATCGCACTGTCTTCATTCCCTTTGAAGGGTCTGAATAGGTGTAATTGGGGTGGGATCTGGGATAAAACTAAGTCCCTGACACCACTGAAGAAATGACTTTGCAAATCATTCCTCCTTGTGAGATTTAGAAACTTGAATATGCTTTCGACACAATCAAAAGCATTATCAAGCGTGTATGGCCTTACGGCTACACCTCCGAACCAATCCGCACCACAGGACTCTCTAAAAGGACCTTGTAAAAAGGTCTTATCCCCGTTAATGGTAAACCCAATCTTTTTGAGGAGATTGAGCAAACCAACAGCATGCCGTTTACGCACGATTATGTCATCACCGTAGACTGAAAAATCAGTCCCGGCTTTGCCACAACCGCTAGCGTGACATGCTGCTACGAAGATAAGAGTCTGTAGCGGAAAGCAGAAGCCATTGCCCATTGAGCAGAACTTGTGGTACTTCTTAACCACACCGTTATACTCAAATTCCCTAGACCGGGTACTATCGAGAAGATAGAACCAGTCAGGGGGCAAGAGTTCTCTAACCAAACCAGTTGAGATGGAGTCTGAAGCAGACGCCAAATCTATGGTGACGAAAGAGTCCTCCGAATCATCCGCACTACCCTCACGGGCCATGCGTTGATTCCTCGTTTGGTCCCGCAGATCGATACGAACGCGTCTGAGAAGTAATCTCAGATATTCGTCAATACCCTTCTGCAGGTAACCATTTACGAGTGGCTCGACAGCGATAGATCGGAAGATCCGAGCTGTCTTCGGAACAAAGCTGATTTTGTTGTTAGTTACGATACGGGATCTCTCAAAGAACCTTTTAAGGGCTCCTTGAGGGTCAACACAATGAATACTGCCACGCCGTTCGAGGAAAACTTCCCTCAGCTGGGCATGCTTCATGATTGTGTTGAAGCCGTACATCGCTGCGCCAGCGGTCACGGTCCAGCACGCACGGGAGATTTTCATCCCGATGTGCGTACTGTTTCCGTGGACGCCGAGAGACGCGCCGCTTCCGTACTCGCATCTTTCAGCGATCATGTCATCATCGGGAGTTAACCCTATCACATGTGTGATAAAGTTTCTCATCGATGACAACTTTTCGCTATACGGATTCCTCCTTTGCAGGAGGGAGAAGAACCTATTCATCCGTTCGCATTTGCGTTCGAACTTTAGGAACTTCCTAAATGCCTCTCCTTCAGGATCAGTGTTAACCGATCCTTTCGGGAAGGGGTATTTCCGTATTAAGAGCGCGATCTGATTCGCCGTATAATGGTTCACGGCGTCGGGATACTGCTGTACCGACAATGAGTCAGCGAAGGTCAGCATCCTGTTGTAGTCTCGGTTTCTTAGAAATCCACCGAGCTTTTGACAGTCTGCGTTGCCTTCATGGGAAGCAAACAACCGAGAGAGGAAGACATGGTAAAAAGACCATGAATCCTCCCTGAGGCGCTGGTTTGAATCTCTCAAACACTTTGCCAACTTAGGGGTCTTCACGAACCCTCCAGAAGTGCTACGGAATATAACTAAACCGTAGTAAAGCGACTAGAGCCGAGAAAGCGAGCGTGCCACCCCGATGCCTAAGTAGGTCAGATAGCAACTTCCGACCCACCAAAGCAAAGGGAA